TTAATACTGGCGGTAATATAGATGAAATCAGAAACGCAAGGGTCATCTTCGACGTACAAGCCGGAGCCAAACTTAGCGAGCGGAGAGCAATGGCGCAAAGTCTTCCGCTACTTAGCCAGTTCTTGCAGAATCAGTTCATTCTTCAAGGCTTAGCTGCTCAAGGCAAAAAAGTAGATACCGTTCAAGTTTTGAAGATGATGTTTGCTTCTTCTGGTTGGAAGACTTTTTACGATGTTATCGTGGATATGACTCCGCAAGAGCGGCAGCAACAGCAGGCTAATCAACCGGCTGCAATGCAAAATGCCAAGATGCAAAACGATAATGCCCAGCAAGAAGCCAAGTTCCGTCATCAACAGGAACTCGCTGAGCAGAACAATATGGCGCGTGCGGCTAATGAAGTATTGAGACGTAGCTTTGAGCAAACCGCCACGCCAGAAGCATTAGGTGGCGAACCGGGTCCCGGAGGACAAGGATTCGGATCTGAAGCAGGACTAGAACCCGGATCGGAAGCCTAATGAAAGTATACTTAGTAATCGTTACCACGATTTTACTGATGGTGCAAACTGCTCTGATAATTCTTGGATATGTTAAAATTCAGGATCTTCAAGCACAGATAGACGATAACTTCAAAATAGAACAAAAACTACAAAAAGAAATAGTTCAAATAGTGGATGTTATCAACCAAGCAGGCTCTTCACAAGACTCTTCGTTGAGCAAAACAAGTATACAATAATGGACATACGAGATTTAGATCCCCGAGATGTAGAACCTTCGGATTACGCGAAAGCGGTTCAAGAAGATAGAAACGATAGAATTAAAAAAGCCACAGCGTTGATGCTAATGAAAAACACAGAAGGCTGGGCGATTCTTCTCAGTACCTTCGAAGACATGAAGCAAAAACAGCTAAGCGTTTTGGCAGCAGTTAATCCGGGGGACGAGAAGACTATTTTAGCTGCTCATGCAGTGTGGTATTCCGTTGTTCATGCTCTAGAGGAAGTGGTAAGGGCTGTTGATTTAGCAATACTAGACGGTATAGAAGCACAAAGAACTTCAGAGGGGGAGTTTCCTTCTGATAAAGACGAGGAAAACTGGTCGTAGTATTTACGACGGTAGAGGATAAATGTCAGAAGATAACGATATGTTTAAAGAATGGTCAGCAGGAGTTTCGCTGGCCAACGCTCCTAGTAATGAATTCTTTGAAGAAGTTCCAATGGAGTTAGATAAGCCATCAGAATTTCGAGTAGATCCAGAGCAGATTCCGGTCGCTCCGGTAGAAGTCGTACCTCCGGCTCTTGAACCAGTAGAGCCTGAAAAAAATTCTGAGACTCGCCCCGGAAAACACGGCGGTCAGATTACATTAGAAAAAACTAGTCGAGGGTGGCGAGCAGTTCTTGAGAGCGGAGAACCGAGCATCGCGACAGAAAACTTCTACGCAGCCAATAAAGACGATCTTATCTTTAGTGTATTAGACGGAAAACTAGAGGCTAGTAAGGCTGTTCGTAGACTTAAGAAAGAAAAACTCTTAGGAAGCGATGACAGAGTTCCTCCTACCCCACAGTCAGTACCAATTATCCAGCAGTCCATTCCTTCTGCAACCGCTTTAACGGCGGATGATGTTGTGGAGATCCGGAATAAAATGCAGGATAATCCCGGAGAAGCTTTTGATATTTATCTCCGGAAGCGGTTCGGTATGGATCCCGAACAATTTTCAGCCGCACTCAAAGTAGCCGAAGAAGCTAAGAGTCTGGTTACCGCTCAGAATGTTAAGGCGGATGTTGAAGAAGTAAACCAAGAGTTTATCAGGAATAATCCGGATTTTGCAAACGACTACGCCGGTCCTGAAAATGTTCATAAGCTGATTGCTCGTATGGCTAAAGCTTATTTGAACAAGCGAATTAAGGACAATTCCCCTCAGTCGGTGATAGATAATATTATCTACGACTTATACACCAGAGGGTATTGGACCCCAGAAAATCTTGAGACAGCTAAAGAAGAGTTGATTGACAGTGGATTACTAGTCAAGACAACTCCAGTTAGCGAAGTCCCGCCACCTCAACCTCAGCAAGTGGCCCCTAATCCGGGTCCATCCGTGCCAGTAGCCCCGCGTATTGCGACTCAGACCGGACAGCCAGTGGGCTTAGGTATTCCCGCAAGGAGTTCTGCTCCTTCGGCAGTACCGGAAGAAAAGCCGCTGTCAGACGTAGACCTGCAAAAACTGCCCATGAATGATCTTCGGCGTATAGCTGAAGCTCAACTTCGAGCAATGAAGACTCAAGGTCAGTAGGTCGGCAAAACGTTCTAAGGCTTCAATTTAATGGCATATTCACCAGCAGTAAACACAGTTGCTTCCGGCAACTTTCCTAACGCTTTGGCAATCTACTATGAGCGTAAGGCAATTCCGAATCTGAAAGCTTCGACGCCTTTCCTCGGCTGCACAAAGCAGTGGCCGCTTCCCATGCATAGCGGTAATACGATTCAATTCTTTTCTTATAACCTGCTTGGCGCGAACACTCAGCAGTCCACCGAAGGTTTCGTTGGTTCTCCGGTTCCCGAGTCAGCAGTTAAGATTCAGGCCGTGATTGGTCAGTACGCTGACTATACCAACTCCTCGGATCTGTTGATGGACACCGCGCTGGATGACAAGGGACTTCTCTCTTCGTTAGCAGAGGAAATGAACTATCGTTTGGCCCTCACACTTAACACGTTGGTTTCAACTGCGGCAGACTCTACTGTTGGTATTGACTCTACAGTTCTCCAGACGTTGGCTGCCGGAACCTACCTTACCGCATCTAACATCCGTACCATCGCTCAGCAATTGTCGAGCATCAACGCCCGTTTCTTTGAAGCGGATACGTATGCGGGTGTAATTCATCCTCTGGTCGTCCACGATATCTATAACGATGCTAGTGTTAACGGTATCACCGATATCATGAAGCGTACCCCAGAGATGGCAAAGAAGCTCTTCACGGCGATTGATCGTGATGCTCCTTTCGAGTTTGCGGGCGTTAAGTTTAAGGAAACCACGACTTGCACTCCGACAACCATTTCTGGCAACCTGTACTACCCGACTTATATTTTCGCCGATGATGCTCTTCTGAGTATCTTCCTTGGTCCTAATCCTGCGGGCGGGAACAAGAAGAACTACAGTTTGAACATTCAGATGGCTCCTGAGGGTGGTTCGGTTTCGGATCCGGCGCGTATGATTGGCGGGTGGATTTCGTATAATGTAAAGTTCACTATTACCCCTCCCCCTGGTACGGTTATGCGTCTTAGAAAGATCCTATCAAATACAAGTAGCTCGTAATCAACAACTTGCGACACTTGACAAATTAGGGTTAGTTGTGATATAATGTAATTAAAGAATCGAAAAAGGCGGTTCAAATAGAGCCGCCGGATTCTTCCAAAAGGAGAATTATGTACTCGATATATTTAATTACCAACAAAGTTAACGGCAAGAAATATGTAGGTCAAACGAAATACAAGGTAAATCGTAGATGGATTGCACATAAGAACTACGCTAAAAATGGGGTTGAGAATAAGTTTTATAATGCTATTAGAAAGTATGGGGCATTATCTTTTGAAGTAGTAACTATAGAAACTCTTGAAGACCGGAAAGAAGCGAATGCTTCGGAAGAGAGGTGGATCAAGATTTTGGATACTACTAACCCTGATTTTGGTTACAATACAAAAAAGGGTGGAGAAGGTTTTGAGCTTCCGGAAGAAACTAAACAAAAAATAAGCAATTCCCATAAACAGCGATTTATTGATAATCCAGAGCTTCGTACTGACCGTTCTAAGATAAACAAAGAAAGAGTTTTCTCAGAGGAGGCTAGGCTCAATATGAGGCTAGCGAAACTTGGAAAATCTCGCGGCCCTTTTTCTGAAGAACATAAACAGAAGATTGCTGAAAGTAATAAAAAGTCTTGGGAAAACCGAGAGCGAGATTTAGGTCCTAGACCAGAAGAAGTTAAAACTAAAATTACCGACGGTCTAAAAGCTTATCATGCTTCCCTAACTGAAGAAGAAAAACAACTTCGTAGTCAAAGAGCAAGAGAAAAAGCTCTGGCTTACTACGCAAATAAAAAGGATTCCAATGGCTGATACTCCCGCTACACCAGTTACTCCGGCTCCCGCTCCTGCGGCTCCAAAGCTGGAAGACCGTTTTGCTGCACTTGTCAAACACTTAGCCGATCATGGCATTCACTTTAAAGGCTAGATCAAAGTAGAATTCCGAAAAGCGGACCCTTGGCCGGGAATACTCGTAGGATTGGTTAAATTCGCTAGTTTCCGGAAAGTGGAAAAATGCACATCGCTTTTTTCTTTTGTCCGACGATAATGCGGGCCAAATCTAACTAAGACCTTCTACCAAGATACATCAACTAGCCTTATATTTTAAGGAAATTATGTCGGTTACTGCGGCAATTCGTGGTTCTATTACGGTCACTGACAACTTGACAGGCTCAACAAGTTTGTCCAAGCCAGTTAACAACTCTTACACCGGGGACCTTAGTGTCTACGGGCAGTCCGTCGTGGTTGGTACTACTTCGTATGTTGTGGCGTTGCCTAACAACTTAGCAGAATTTGTCTACATTAAAAATTTATCGGCTACTGCTGGAACTACATTAACCGTTACTTGGACACCAAATACAGGAACAACTGTTAATGTGATTACGCTAGATCCGGGTGGAATGATTCAATTCTGTGAAGGTACTACTAATAATGGTATCTCTGCTTTGAGTTTGGTATCAAGTCAGCCCGGTACTTTTGTTGAATTCATCCTCGTCGGATAATAATGATTAATCCTGTTCTTTTTGTTATTCGGCATGGTCGAACTTCTTTTAACACGAAAGGACTTTTTCGTGGAGAAGCCGATATTCCTTTAACAGAGGAAGGGCTCAAAGACGCAGAACAAGCTTCTAACGAGTTGTCCGACATTGAACCGTCCTTTATAGCATCTTCCGATAAGAAGAGGGCGGTCCAAACAGCTAACGTATTAGCAAAAGATACAGGAATAGAAGTACATCAACACCACGACCTACGAGCTTGGAATCTAGGAAACTTCTCGGGACAGCCTAAAAATAAAGCTAATCTTAAAGAGCTAGAACAATACATTACAAATCCGGATAAGGTTGTCCCCGGGGGAGAAAGCCTAAATCAATTCCGAGATAGGGTGTTACCTATATTAGCAGAGTGTTTCGAACACGCTACTAGAGCTGGAGTTGGCTTCGTTGTAGCGCACAGTTCGGTAATCCATGAATTAGGAAATCAGTTATTCAAGGATCATCAAACTTTGGTAGTTAAGCCCGGGGGGATTGTAGTCGTTGGCTTTGAAAACGGCGAGATCA